GCGGAACGGGCCAGCGCAGGTAGGTCTCCGCCCCACCTCCTCCGCCGGAGTTGCCTGCCCCGCCCCCGGACCCCCCTCCCCCGGCCAGCGTCACGTAGTAGATCCCTTCGGCCGGCGCGACGAAGTCCCCGGAGGCCGTGAACCGTTGGAGCCGAGCCTTCCGGGCGACCATGATCTTGGCGAAGCCTGCTCCGAGCATTAGAAATCTCCTCCCGCCACCATGATGTCGAAAGACTCCGCCTTCTCGGTGGCGGCGCGAATGCTCCAGAGGTTCGGGAGCGCGAGCGGGAGGACCGTGTCGCCGCTAACCGGAACGGTCAGGGGGATCGTCGCTTCCCAGGTCGGAATGGTGGCGCTCGGCGTGTTGGCCGTGACCGGGATCTCGGCGAGGAGTCCCCGGTAGCCCGTCCCGTCATGCAGGAATACCCGGATCATGCCGGCCGTCGTGGTCCCGCGCGCCTTCGCTTTCAGCCACCAGACTTCGGAGCCCGAGGCGCCCGCCGTCAGGACGGTCCCGATCGTCCCGGTCCCGTCGCGGTTGGCATTGGCGGTCGAGATCAGAGCCTGTCCGACCTTCGGCGTCGTTAGGAATTGGCTGTCAGCGGCCATAGCGCGTCATTCTCCACAGGGAAAGGTTGCCGGCGCGTTCCGCCCGGCGGGTCTTGGACGGTAGGTCGGTCGACTGCAGCGCGCCGAAGGCATACGCCGCCGCCGCGGTCGCCCGGAGGACGTGTCCCGCCGTGAGCCCGGAGACGGTGTGTCCCGTCAGGGCGTGGGCGATCACCCGGCTACTCAGGGTCCGGAACTCCGTCCCGTCCCCGTAGATCTGGACGGTCTCGCCGGCGGCCAAGGTGATGCTCGCCACCCCGTCGATCGTCTCGGCGGCGTTCGGGTCGATCGTGATCACCCCACTCGAGGCGTTCACGACGGCGCAGTAGAACCCGGTCAGGAGCGTCGCCGCCGCCGTCAGGGAGACGGTGAACCCGCCGGCGCCCGTGCACGTCAGGGCGGCGCCAAGGTCCGTCCCGACGATGGTCGTGGCGACCGCCGTCGTCCGGGCGGCGTATCGGAACGGGGTCGAGAGCGGAACGATGATCCAGTTGGCGAACGTCCCGGAACCGCCCACGATGTCGCAGGTGACGTTGAACGTCGTGGTGCTCACGGTATCGGCCGCGAGCCGGACGATCATGAAGTTGTTGGCGTTGCTGCTCGAGTAGACCCGATACTCGCCCTTGGTGATCGAGGCGGCTTGCGTCAACACGAAGTTCTTCGCGCCCGTCCCGATCGCCAGCGAAGTCAACGAAGCGTAACCGGGAGCGGCGATCCCGTTGATCTTCGTGGTGATGCTCGTGTTCTGGTTCGAGATGTTCGTGTTGAGCGTCGTGGTCTGGGTCGCGAGTTCCGCGAGCAGGTCCCCGAAGATCTGGTTCGGGAACAGCGCGAGATACCCGAGCCCGTCGCTTCCGACGAAATCTGCGTTGTCATACGTGACGCCGTTCAGCGTGACGCTCACAGGACTTCCTCCATGGCGAGCGCCATCCCGCCGGCGCCATAGTACGCATACTCAATGGCCCCCATCTCCCGGAAGGTCCCCAAGAAGGACCGGCGGTAGAGGTGGAAAGTATCATCCCGATCGAAGATGAAGTAGACCTGGCGCGAGGTCCGGAGGTCGCGGACCATCTCCTGCATGACGCCTAACGACTCGTCGATCGGGAGTTCCGGGAAGGTCATGACCATGGTCTTCCGGACCGGGCGCTCGTCATAGAACCGGGCGCCACCTAACGACTGCTCGAAGGACGTTTCCGAGACGAGTCCCGCCGACGCCCCATAGGCGAAGTTCACGGACGGCTCATACCCGGGCGAGATCACCAGGCGGGCGAGATCGAGATACCCGGCCGCGTTGGTCGTGTCGTCGAGTTCGAAGCGCCAGTAGCGGGCGTTGTAGGCGTCGTCGGCGACGTGGGTGAAGCCGGCGCGGTAGACCCCGATCTGGTTCGGCGTGATCTTCCGGGTCCAGAGGTTCGGATGTCCCCACGGGAGCACGCCGACCGGCCACATGACGGGCCACACGTCAAGCCAGTCGGAGTTGTAGACGCCGCCGGACCCCGGATGCGCCCACCCATCGCTGACCACGGTCACCGTGCCCGTCCCGACGCTCCAGGTCGAGAAGTCATAGGTGTTCGGGTCGCTCAGGAGGTTCGCGCCGCCGGACTGGTAGGCGTCGTGGCTCGCGTTGTCCTCGACCATGATCCCGTACACCAAGGCGTCGAGCCCGGTGAGGGTCGAGCCGTTCGGATAGACTTCGACCTGGTGCGTGTCCGTGTTGACGGCCGAGAGACTCGTGCAACGGATGCGGAACCACCCGTCCCCGATCGTATCAATCCCGTTGTAGGTCCCGGTCGAGGCGGTCGGCGTCATGACGCCGCCGGCGATGGCGACCGTGACGTTGAGCAGGGTCGCCGGCGTTCCGTTGGACTTGTAGAGGCGGAGACGGAACGACGTGGTCGGATTCGTCGCCGGCGCCTTCAAGTAGAAGGACACGGCCTTCGTGCTCGTCGTCGTGAAGGACGGGAGCACGAAGATCTTGTAGCCGCCGGAGGTTTCGGTCCGGAGCAACTGGGCGACGCCGAAGGACCCCGCTGTCGCCGACCCCCGGATGCGAATCCGTGCCGAGACCCCCATGTTGTGACGGGGGATGGCGAAGATCCGGGCGTAAGCGGCGCTCGAGGCGAGGTCCACGTCGAACTGCGTCGCGGCCGTGGTCACGTTCAAGGTCCGGGCCACGCGTGCAAGGATCGGATCGACCAGGTTCGTCAGGGGCAACGCCGTGCTCCACGAGCCCCCGGAGAAGCTGGGGGCGATCGTCCCTACCTGGTCGATCAGGTTCGGCCACGCAAAGATACAGTTCGCCATTAGCCCCAGAGCGTGACGACCGCGGTTCCCCGGCGGGAGTCGAGTTGGTAGCCGAGAACTCGGAACAGCTTCCCGGCGTCGTATCCGTAGCGCGGGTACGTTAGGCGCACGACGGCGCCGAGATCCAGTGCGGCTTGCTCGTCCGTCGTGAGGTTCACGCGCGCCTCGATCCGGTCCCGGCGCACGCCGTAGAGGGCGAGGAGTCGCGCCGCTTCCGTGGTCCCGTCTGCCAACGTAGCGAACAGGGCCGGAACGTCAAGGACCGAGGCGTTCGGATGCTTCGTCAGCGTCGCCGTATCCGTCGCCGTTGCGGTCTGGTAGGGCTGGGCCAAGATCCCCCGCCGGGCGGCCGTGACGCCGCTCGCCAGGTCCGAGGTCTGGGGCGTCCAGTTGGGGACGCACCGGACCAAGGCGCGGTAGGCGGGAATCCCGTTCCCCGGATCTTGGGTCGCCACGCGGTCGAAGGCGATCACATTGTCCGCCGAGAGATCCACCACCGGGGAGCCGGACGGGGCTTCGAGTCGTTTGATCCGGAACAGGCCGCTGATGTCCGTGGCCCACCACGCCCCGACGCTCCGCGCCACGTAGTCGAGGAGCGTCCGGATCGGCTCCGGATCGAGGTTCCCCTGCTCGTCCTTCTCCAGCGCGACCGAGGCATAGACCCCGATCTCTGCCGAGTTCGCGGCGTCGAGATCCGTGAGATCCGAGGCCGAGATGTCGGAGACCGAGACCCCGCCTAACGTCGTCAGGAGCGCCTTGAAGACCTGCGCGGCCGTCCGATCGGCGGCCGTGGCGCCTTCGGTCACGTCGCACGTCAGGAGCCCCGTCAGGCTCGAGCCGAGGCGGAACATTCCCCCAGCCGGCCAGACCCGATAGTTCCCGGCCGAGGGGGCATTGGTCTCCATATCGGCCTGCGACGAGTAGTTGGCGCCCTTCGTCAGAGCGGAGCCCCGGTCATAGGCCGCCGGTACGTCGGAGATCGCCCCGTTCTTGACCTGGAAGATCAGGCGGGACGAGTTCACGAGCACGGGTGTGACGTTATAGACCTTCCCCCAGAGCTGCGGTTTCGGGAGCCCGGCAAGGTCTTCCACGCCCTCGACCCCGGCCGGGAGAACGTTGGTCCCGGCGTACCGGGTCAGGTTGGATTCCTTCGGGATCAGGTATTGCCGGTCCCGGACGGGAATCCGCACGCGGGTGGCCGAGACCTCCGGCTGCGTCATGCTCCCGCGCAGGATCGTGGTGAAGCCTGCCGGGTAGGCGTCCGTGAACGGATCACCGACCCGGATCACCAACTCCCGTGAATCGAGCCCGTAGTCGATGAAGGAATCGAGCCCGCCATCGGCGTTGTTGAGGATCAACTCCCCGTATCCCACGCGCGAGCGTCCGCCCGTCGTCCCCTTGTCGAAAGCGTCACGGCGCAGAAGGGCCGGCTGCATGATCCGGGGCTCGAAGACCGTGTCCGAAGGCGAGTCTGAGGTCCGGGACGTGAAGCCTTCATCCGAGGCGAAGAACAGGGTCCGTGACCCGGGCAAAGCCGGGTCATAGACCGTGATTTCCGCCGTATAGATCAGGCTCATACCGGGGGCGCGCTCCCGGCGAGACGGTTCGCCGAGATCAACTCGTCGAACCTCTCGGCCAGGTTGTCCAGACGGTTGACCGTTTCCTGCGCGCCGGCGGCCGAGACCGCGCGACCCGAGTTAACGGCCGTGGCGACCGCGGCGAGGGCTTCCACGATCGGCGCGGCGACGCTCGAAGTCATGTCCGCGAAGAAGTTGTCCGGCAGCGTGACCTCGACCGGCGTGAGGTCTTCAAGGCTCGTCTGCACCTTGTCCGTCAGGCGGGCAATCTCCTCTCGCGCCTTCTGCTGCTCCTCCAACTGCTTCACGGCGTTCAAGAACGCCTGTTCCCGGGTCTTGATCAACTCCTCGATTTGCTTGTTCCCGGCGTCGATAATCGCCTGTCGCTGGGCCTCGAGTTCGGCGATCGTCTTCTCGGCGGCCTCGATCTGTTTCTCGATCGCCTCGATCTGCTTGTCGGCGGCCTTCTGGATCGTCTCCTTCTGGAGTTGGAGCGCGGCGACGGTCGCGGCGATGCCGTTGGCACTCGCTGTCGCGGCGGCCAACTGCTGCTCGACCATCGTCGCGGCGACGTTGGCGCTGGACGCCCGGGTCTGGGCCTGCGCCTGCACCGCGGCGAAGATCTGCTGGTAGGACTCGTTCGATCCGAAGTAGTCGCGCGCGGCGGCCAGGTATTGCTTCGCCGCGTCAATGAACTGGTCCGGGCTCGCCGAGTCATAGGCCTGCTTCGTGGCCGCGAGGTAGGCTTCCGGGGAGAGCGTGTTGAGGGACTGGTCGGTCGCGAGCGAGTTGGCGAACTCCTTGAACGAGTCCGCCATCTTTCGGAGATCCTGCGCCTGGTCCTTGAGCAGGCCCACGGTTGCGTTGGCGGCGTCGAGTGCGGCGGTCTGAATCGCCAACTGCGCGTCGATCTGGGCGACCCGTTCCTGCGTCGCCTGACGGATCGAAGCGATCTGCTCCCGGAAGCCGGCGATCTTCTCCTTCTGGGCGCCGATCTGCGCGTCGATCTGGGCGATCTTCTCACTGACGACCTTGGTGATCGCCTCGATCATCTTGGTCGTCTCCGCTTCGAAGGCGGCGGCCAGGTTCTCGAGTTCCTGCTGATACTTCCGCGCCCGAATCTGGGGCTCGGTCTCCCCATTCGCCCGGGCGTCCGCAATCTCCCGACGCTGGTCGATCTCGCGCCGGCGGTTGGTGAAGTCCTGACCTCCGAGCCGCTCCAAGATCCCGGCGCGGCGGAGTTCGAGATCTTCCATGAGCCGGGTGTTCCGTTCGGCGCGCTCCGCTTCGAGCTTCCGGATCGCCGCGAGTCGCTCCTCCGCCTGTAGGGCGGCGAGGGCGGCGATCGTGGTCTCCGACAGTCCCTTGGAGCGGGCGTCCTTGAGTTCCTGCTCCTGCTGGATCATGAGGCCGACGATTTGCGCCTCGTCCGTCCGCCCCGCGAGCACGAGCCGGCGGACCTGGATGTCGCGCTGCGTGGCTTCCTCCGCCGCCTTCAAGGCCGCGAGGAACTCGCCCTGCATCGTCTTGACGAGCCGCTCGATCTGGTCGGCCGCGAGCCCTTCGGCCTTCGCCTGCTTGACGGCGAGGTCGATGTCCCGCTGGAGCGAATCCTTCGCCGCTCCCCGGTAATCGCCCGCCAAGACCTTCTCCCGAATCGCGAGGTCGGCGAGGAGCGCCTTCCCCTGCTCGGTCAGGACCCGGGTCACGTCGTCCCCGGCCTGCGCGAGCTTCCGGGCTTCCTCCGCCATCGTCCGGAACTGCTCCGGGAGCGACTCGAGCAAGACCTTGAACTGCTCATCCGAGAGCGTCGAGACCAGGTTCTTCATTTGAAGCTGGAACAACTCCATCGCCTTGCCCGGATCGCCGCCGGCCTGCTCGAGCGTCTTCCGGTCGTTCTCGTACTTCTTCACCAGGTCGAGGCCCGTGTTCACGAACCCCTGTCCCTTGGCGTCGCGCAGCTGGGCGTCGATCGAGTCGATCGCCTCCTGCTTGAGCCGGGCCGAGAGTTCCCGCGCGCCGTCATTGACCTTCTTCAACATCTGGTAATACTTCTCCCACTCCTCCGAGAACTGGACCCCGTTGTTCTTCATCTCGGTCAGGGTCTTGTACGCCTGGTCTTGGTCCTTCCCGAGCCAGGTGTTCTTCGGTAGGTAGGCCTTGGCGTCGCCGGCCAGCTTCTTGCGCTGGTCTTCGATCTGCTGGAGTTGGAGCGCGAGGTCGGTGGTCGTTCCGGCGGCGGCTTCCGAGAACAGTTTGAGGTCGCGGTCGAACTGCTGACGCGCCTTGCGCATCTCCTCAGCGGCTTCCTTCGCCTTCTTCGCCGACGACATGAAGCCCCCGATCATCCCGGCCACGGCCCCCACGACGGCGCCGACCGCGGTCCCGATACCGGGCAGGACCATCGTTCCGGCCAAGGCGCCGGAGGCGGCCCCGCCTAACGCCCCGCCTAACGCCCCGACGCCCCGGTTCGTCGTGGTCCCCCCGATGGACGAGCCGACGCCGTACCCGATGAAACCAGCGGCGATCGCCGCGCCACCCTTCTTCCCGCCAAGGGAGCCCGAGAGCCCGGTGATGTTCCCCTTATCGTCCTTGGCGAAGATCTTGTCCATGATCTTTGCGGCGATCATCTCGCCGGCGATCTTGAAGAACAGGGTCTTGATCGACTCCATGAGGCGCGTGAACGACTTGAGCCCGTCCGAGAAGATCGACTCGAAGGCGCTCGAGAGCGCCCCCTGAATCCCCCGGACCAGGTTCTCGAGTTGGAACTTGTTCTCCTTGATCAACTCGGTCGCCGTCTGGATGTTGGTCCCGTACTGGGCGACGATTCCGGCCTGCCGGCGGTGGATCTCCGCGAGTTGTTCGGCGTAGTCCCGGCGCTCGGCGTCGGTCTTCGCGAGTTTCACCGCGGTCTGGAGTTCCGACTCCAGTCGCGCGAGACCCGAGAGCATGGGCAACGGCTTCAAGGTCGCGAGCTTCGACAACTGCTCCTCGAACAGGCGCGTCCGCTCGGTGGACTCGACGAGCCCGCGCTGGTAGTTGCCCCAGAGTTCCCGGAGGAAGGCCGGGACTCCGCGCTGCTGCATGTCCTTCAACTGGCGGTTGAGGGACGTGAGCGAGTCATCCCGACCGGTGGGGGTCATGGAGTTCCGAAGGTCTTCGATCTCCTTGTTCAACTCCTCGAGTAGCTGGGCGGCCTTCGTGTCTGTGAGACTCTTGAGCGAGGCGCGGAACTCGAGCACGGCCTTACCGCCGAGCTTCGCTTCCTTCGCCGTCTTGACGAAGTCGGCCTCGAGTTCCTTGAGCGAGCGGGCATAGGTCTGCATCGCGGTCGGGTTGCTCATTTCGAAGGCCATGTCCTGCACCTTCTTCTTGAGGTCTTCGACCGCCTTCTTCGCGTCCTCGATCTTCTTCTTCGCCTCGTCCGTCAGGCCGGGGATCTTCGGGTCGCCCTTGCCGGCGTTGGCGAGCGCGTCCTCCCGTCGCTTCTCGGCGATGACCCGACGCAGAAGATCCACTTCCGCCGCCAGGTCCGCTAACTGTCCCGCCGCCTTGGACGATCCGGAGATGGACAGGCCGTTGACCTTCATCTCCTGTTGGAGCTTCTGATACTTGTAGAGAACGCCGGTGAGCATCGACTCGAGTTCGTTCGTCGCCTTCTTGCTCAGGGCCTCTCGGATCTGCTCCGTCTTCCGGGTGGCGTCGCCAGCGTTCTTGCTGTAGAGGGCGAAGCCCGCGGCGACCGCGGTCAGGGCGAGCCCCACGGGTCCCCCGAGCCCGGCGACGAGCGCGGCGGCCCCACGGCCGGCGAGCGTCGCGGCCGTCCCGAAGGCGCCGAGCATAGAGACCGCGCGCGTGAGCAGGGCGATCGTCCCGGTCAACGTCCCGCCGAGCATCGCGAGACCCGAGACCCACCCGCCGATCGAGATCGCTAACTTCACGCCGGCGAAGCCGACGAGCAGGGGGATCAGGCGGTCGAGATTGTCCGCGAGCTTCGAAATGGCGTCCGCCAGCATCCCCGCCGCGCCCGAGGCCGACGACTGGGAACCGATGAACTTGAGGAACGAGTTCGAGAGCTTGGTGAAGCTCTGGGAGATGGTCATCTGCATCTTCCCGTACTCGGTCCCGATCGCCTCCGACTGGGAGAGCAGCGCCTTGACCACGGCTTCCGAGGTCAGCTTCCCGGCCATGCCGAGTTTCCGAAGTTCGCCCGTCGTCTTCCCCATGCCCACGGCGATCGCTTCGGCGAGTCGCGGGGCCTGCTCGAGCACGGAGTTGAGTTCTTCACCCCGGAGCGTCCCGGAGGCGAAGGCCTGTCCCAACTGCATGAGGGCGGCCTGCGCGGACCCCGCCGAGGCGCCGGAGATGATCATCGCCTGGTTGACCGACTGCGTCAGCTTGAGCAAGTCCGTCTGGGCGAGGCCGAGCGTCTTGGCGCTCCGGGCGACGCGCGAGAACAGATCCACAGTCGACTCGAACGACGTGCGCGTGTTCTGCGCCACGTCGAACAGCTTCTTCTGAACCAGTTGAAGCTCGGCGGTCGACTTCGTGACGAGCGCCAGCTTCGAGTTGACGTTGGTCCAGGTATCGGCGTACCGGATCAACTGCTGTGTCCCGAAGCCGATGCCGGCGAGACCGATGAGCGTTCGCATCGTGCTCGCGGCGCGCGCATAGGCGCCTTCGAGCTTCCGCATGGTCCCGTCATGCTGACGGGCTCGAGCATCGACCTGGTCGAGGGAGGCATCGGCGCGCTTCGCCGCCATCTCCCATTGACTGATGTCGAGCCCGAGCCCGAGCCCTGCCAGTGTTTCACTCATGCGTTAGGCCTTCGGGGGATTGCGCGCCTTGTAGTCTTCCTGCCAACATTCGCGCCACGTCCGGTCGGCGTCGAGCATGAGGTCAACGAACTCGTCCATGTGATCCCGAAACCCGTACTCATGCGCCACCGCCCGGATCTCGGAGAACTCGAGCGACTGGGGGATCGGTGAGAACCCAGCCGCCCACTGACGGGTCGCGGAGAGGATACGGAAGGCGTTGTAGTACGGAACGCACACGTCCCACAGGACTACCTCGTCCTCCCGTTCCTTCTCCGGGAGCGTCTCCCCGAGTTCTGCGGCGGCTCTCCGGATCTTGTCTAGGAGTCCTGAGCCGGGGCGGAACCCGCTCCGGATGGCGCCACAGAGTTTCCCGACATCTCCTCCGCTTCCTGCTTCTTGAAGGTATCCTCGAGTCGCGCCTGCATGAGGATGTCCCGGCGCAGGGCCGGGAGCGCCGTCACGAGTTCGCGGCACCGCTGCTTCGTGTAGGCGATCTCGCCCTGTGGGCCGACGACGTTGCTCCAGCCGACAACCAGAACCTCGGCGCAGATGTCGATCTCGTTCTTGTCCTGCAACTCCGCCGGGAGGGACCCGCCTTCACGCAGGATGATGTTGCGCTGCTTCCGGACGAGCCGAGCGATGAAGTTCCGGACCTTGGTCGAGTTCTCCGAACGGATGCGGATCTTGGCGCCGTTGCGCAGCTCGATCTCGGTGCCTTCTTCCTCCGCCTTCACGTCGGTGGCGTAGGCGTCGAAGATGTTGTCCATGTGTAGTGATCCTTCTGGAAGGAGTAGGGGGAGAAACAGCCCGGCCACGTCTCCCCCTAACCGTGACCGGACTGCCCACGAAGCGAACGCTTACGCGAACTCTTCGCAGCGGGAGTAGCTGACGGTGAAACCGTGTTGCGGGTGACGCATGCCGCCGAACTGCGACGGGAGCGTGCGGTCCGTGTCACGGCCGGGGATCTGGGGGTTCCCGTCCGTGTACTTGAGGCGCGGCACGTCGATGATGATCGCCTTCGTCCCGGAGGGGTCGATCAGCGGCACGTCGAAGGACGATGCGGTCGAGTTCCGGATCTTGGTGAGGATGGCGTTCGACCCGTAGTAGCAGGTCAGCTCGCCCGTGACCTTGACCGTCCCGGCGTTGACGTTCACGTTCGGCAGCGACCCAACCGCCCGGATCGGGCGCAGACCGTTGTTGAGCGTGAGCGACGCCGAGAGGACGAAGTTCGGGGAGGCCAGCTTCGACCCGCCCTCATAGATCCCGCCGACGTTGCTGGAAGCGTTCATCACATCGTTGGTCGGCGCCGCACGATCGGTCGCGGCCGAGGTGTAGGCTTCCGCCGAGGGTCCGCCACGAGTCGTGTAGGGACCTAACGCTTCGAAGCCGGTGAACCCCATCTGCGCCGTGACAATTGAGTCGGCCTCGATGTTCATGGACAGCTCGGCCGGGATCAGACCGCGGTAGTATTCGAACTCCGGCGCCGCGAGGTCCTGATACTGGATCTCGCCGAGGTAGCTGCGCTTGGTCGTCCCGTTGCGAAGCTGGTCGCAGAGGTAGAAGACCGGGGTGACGCCCGTGCCCGTGTCGGCCACCCATCCGGACGGGATACGGTCGAGGGTGATGACCGAGGCCGTGATCGCCGTCGTGCTCGAGACGCGAACCCAGTCGTTCACGGCCGACGTGGCGAAACCGGAGATCTTGATCCAGTCCCCGCCCTGAATGCCGAGGGTCGTGAAGTCGACCGTACCGGAGGCGCGGGTGATCGTCCCGATCCCGCCGCCCGGCGCGGTGACCGTCATTTCCGAGACCGCGGCTCCGGCGAAGCCGACGACCTTGAGGCGGGCCGCGGTGACGGGCGAGGCATCGGCGACCGAGACCGTGGCGCCGCCCGAGAAGGGCGCGAGCACGGGGACCGTCGCCGAGGCCGTAGTGCAGCGACGCAGGCCGTTGTTGCCGGCGGCCGTGAACCCGGAGGCGCGGACGATGTGGCCCACGGCGAAGGAGCCCGTGTTGGCACGGTAGTCCGTCCCCGAGGTGACGACCGTGAAGACGTTGGTCGTCACCGCCACGTTGGTAATGCGGCCGGCTTGGAAGTTGTTGTCCCGAACCGGGGTCACGTCCCACTCGTTGAAGAACAGCCCACGGAGCAGGTGGTCGAGATTCCCATAGGACATTTCGACCGGGACGTTACCGTTGGCGTCGAAGCCGACGCGCGGGAAGTCCGAAATCTGCCGGTCGGAGCGAAGCTCCGCCGACTCGACCGTCTTGAGCGCGTAGGCCAAGGCGACCGACGTGATGCGGAGTTCCTCGAAGACAGGAGACGCCGGCTTGCCGCCGATGCTCGGCTCCTCCACGATCGAGAACTTGGTACGATTCGCTTCACTCATGGTGAGCCGTTCTCCTAATTGGTGTTGACAGTGAAGACCTTAAAGCGCACCGTGATCGGAACGAAGATCCAAGAGGCGTCCGGCCGTTCAGCGTCGCGAGAGGCGGCGATAACGTGAACGTGAAGCCCGTTGCGATCAAGTTGCAATCCGGCGTAGAAGTGGTCGCAAATCGCGTCCGAGAGCCCATCCACCCCGGCCGTTCCGAGCCCGGACGGGTAGAAAACATCCACGAAGTAGGTGCCTTCGTTCCGGACGCGCGCCTTTGGACCGATGGATTCGCCCCGAACGATCGGCATCGCCAACTTGTCCCGGAGATAGGGGCGCCCGGGCGTGGGCGCGAACGTGAAGCCGCTCCACGCCAGGTCACGCGGCGCGGGGACGCTCAGGCTCCGGGTCGCGGCGCCCAAGGTTCCGAGTGTCCCGTCAGTCGTGATCGAGAGGGCGGAGACGTTCTTGATCAGGTAGCGCCCGTCGATTCCTCCCCACCCCGTCGCCTGCATGTCGTCCCCCGGCCGGAAGCCGTCCGCCACGAAGTCCCCGGAAGACCGGTAGAAGGCCGACCCGGAGCAGGAGAGCGCGCCGGTCACGGACGCTTTGGAGAGGGTGATCAGGCGCGCGCGCAGGGCGGCGCGGACGGTTTCAAGGGTTCCCATTACTCTGTCTCCGGGAGGCGTTCACGCGACGCACGGCGTCGTCCACAATCTGCTGCGCGGCCGAGAGGGTCAGGCGGACCATCCCCTCCGGGGCTTGCCCAGAGTGACCGTACTCGAGAGGGCCGATGTATTCCGTGTTGTTCACGAAGATGATCGGCTCGAGCGCCGTCATGCCAGCAATCGCCAGGTTGATATCTTGAACGTTGTTTGGCGGACCTGGGGGCGCGGCGGCCGATCCCCCGCCGGAGCGGAGCATCACCACCCGCCACTGGTTCCGGGCGAAACCCGTATCAACCGGGGTCCCCGGCGAGTAAGCGCCCCCGACGATGATGTTCTCCCCGATGTCGAAGGCGACCTCCTGCAGGACCCGCAAGAGCTTCGCACGGGTCATCGCCTTGAGCCCCCGGAGATCCGCCCGGAACTGCTGAACCTTCGGGGGCATTAGACGCGCTCGACCCAGATCTTCCAGATAATCGCCGGTCCCCCGTCAGGGGCGACCTTCGTGAAGCCGGAGATCTTCCACGTCCCCCCTTCGAAGACCGTCGTGTCCTGCTCCATCGGCTCCCCGGTCGCGTTCTTGCCGGCGATGATCAGCTTCCGATACTTCTGCTGGATCAAGAGGTTCGCCGCAAAGGACTCGTTTGGGGAGCGATCGGCCGGCAGGATCACCGCTTCGCCGGCCCACGTCTCCGGGGTCGCCGAGCCGAAGCCATCGACCCCGTTGGCCGTGTACGTCTCGCGCGTGAAGGTCAGGAGCATCGGTCAGCCTCTTTTGATCGAGTCGAGGGCCAGGTTCCGTTCCCGTTCGAAGCCGGACCGGAGGCCGGTGAGCGCCCCCAACGATAACGTGCGCTGCAACTCGTACCGGGAGGTCTGGGCGGAGACCGGGGTATCCGAGTAGAGGCGTCCCGTCCCGTCCGCCGTGGCGTTCCCGGTCGCTTGGAGCCGACGCTCCACGTAGAGCCCGGCGATCCCGGCCCCGACGCCCGCCCCAGAGGCGCTCAGAGCGATTATCCGCGTGAGGGCGGCGCTTCCCCCGGCCGTCGCCCCTCCGATCGCTTGGAGCCGCCGTTCCGCTCGAAGGACGGCGCTTCCCGTCGCCCCTCCCGTCCCCGTTGCGAGCAAACGCTTCGTGACGTTGAGCAGGGCCGTCCCCGTCGCGGCTCCCGTCCCCGTCGCCTGCAGGCGTTCGGTGACG